AGAAGACGGCCAATAATATAAGCGATGCTATAACACAATTATAATATATTCTTTACAAATGATATAAAAAAATTGATATATATTAACTATAGATGGCTTGTTCCATAACCAATAAAATGGAAACAAATAAATCGAGTTCCACCAATACAAGCACATCCACAAACATGAGTACCACAAGCGTGCCTACGGATTACAAATTATATGATAAGTGGACATTATGGGCACATTTGCCTCACGACACGAATTGGACGTTTGAAAGTTATATTCGTATTTTAACTTTTGATACAGCCGAAGCAATGATTATGCTCTTAGAAACAATTCCGGAAGAAATGACAACCAATTGCATGCTTTTTATAATGCGAGACGGAATTAAGCCCATGTGGGAAGACCCGAAAAATAAAAAAGGCGGTTGTTTCTCATATAAAATAAATAACAAGAACGTGAGTTCAGTTTGGAAGAATTTATCATATAGTTTAGTAGGCGAAAGTCTGACGGAAGATATAAATGTAAGGCCATGTATTAATGGAATTACTATTTCGCCGAAAAAGAACTTTTGTATTGTAAAGATTTGGTTGGCAAATTGTGCTTACCAGAATCCTGCGGTTATTGCCGACAATTTAGGTATAAGTAGCATGGGCTGCTTGTTCAAGACGCATATCAGTTAGGGTGAGATTCCCCCTGACCCCCTTTCATGTAAAAAAAAAATGATAAAACTTTTTTATTATTTTTTATAATATTTTCAAATACTTTTCATTCATCACACCATACCACCTTGTCCTCGCCCAAGCTATGTTGCAAGGCCCGAAACAGCAACTGTGTTTGCTCGTAGCCTAAGCCAATGTAGCCCATGCTCAGCAATTTTCCTCGGCTCCAGCGCACTTGTTGCACCAAGTTATTTTTATCGGAATATCTACTCATTCTCATTACTACAAGTTCTTCTATCGGTAAATCGCATTCAAATCCGCCTTCGCATACGCCTGCTTCTTTCAGTTCCGTCCAATCGAGTGGTTTATTCTGGTTATAAAAGTCTAATATCGGTTTGTATCCACCCTTGAGTTTATCGGTTAAAACGTGAATTGTCGTCATTTTGTTTGCTTGTATGATACCATTTATCGTTTGAAAAAAAAGCATTTCAATTTTTTGGGAAAAGGGGAAACCCCTTTGAAACCCCCTTTTAAACCTTTTTTTTTTAGATAATTTTTATAATAGATTATATAAATGAGTATACAAACTATTATTAGTCAGTTGAATGTAAAATTTAATAATGATGTGAAAAATTTATTAAACAACTTCAATTCAAGTATAAAATCTATTATAAATTCAAAACTATCTAGTATAAATAAAAATAATAATATTAAACAAGTTCAAAATTATTTTAATACAACCTATAGTAATCTTAAAAATAAATTAAATTTAGATATAAAAGCAGCACAAGCGTTAGCGAGTCAAATGCAAGCGTTAGCGCAGCCGTCATTGGGTCAAATAACGGCACAGGAAATTAAAGTTAGTAAAAATGCGTTATTAATTGGCTGTAATTATATAGGAACCGAATATGAATTAAGTGGTTGTATAAACGACGTAGAAAATATTCAAAATAAACTTAAAAGTCAATATGGTTTTAATAATATTTTAATTATGTCGGATAATACATCTAAGAAGCCTACAAAAGTGAATATATTAGATGAAATAAAAAAACTATTGACTAACGCAAATAGCGGGGATAAATTATTCTTACTATTTAGTGGTCATGGAACTACAATGAAGGATACAAACCGTGATGAAAAAGATGGTTTAGATGAAATGTTTGTTCCTCTGGACTTTAATTATATAAGCGATGATGAAATAAAAACATTCATAAATAATTATTTGAAAAAAAATGTAACATTATTTGCTTTATTTGACTGCTGTCACAGTGGAACAATATTAGATCTTCGGTATCAATATTTTGATAGTGAAAACTATGATAATTCTACCGAGAATACAAAAGAAACAGAAACTATTGGAAATGTTATAATGATTAGTGGATGCATGGATAATCAAACCAGTGCGGACGCATACATTAATTCAACATATCAAGGTGCAATGGCTTGGTCATTTCTAGACACAGTCAATAAAAATCCGAATTTATCATGGAAAGATTTAATAACAACTATGCGTACTTCTTTAAAAGCATCTAAATATGAACAAATACCGCAGTTATCCAGTGGTAAAAAATTAGATTTAACTACCACAATTTGCTTATTATAATATCTTTGAAATGTCAAATTGTAAATATATAATTATATAATATAACAATGAGTTCGCCAACTATTAGTAATCAAATATATGATCAGGGTAATACACCTGATCCTACACCCGAAAATATCGCTATTGTCCAGACGAACTTAGCGAACATTCAGGCGTTCAACGATTATATCTACGCTAACGGACAGGCATACTTTGCGAACTGCTTTTTGCTTATGACTTCTACGGATAACTCGGATCCCGGACTTTCCGTAGGATTAAACCTCTTAGAGGGGTCTTTTGAAACTCTTGGACATATATATGGTCCTGTGGGAGTTTTTGCAGCTTGTTTTATGTGTGGAGAAGTGGACAGTTGGACTGAGACCACTCCTCCAAACCTAAACTCTGTATTTGCAAGTATGCTTATTCGTTATCAACAGTCGAGTTTTACATTCGATTCTCGTGTAGCGAATTACATTTCTGATCCGGCTTCTTCTTGGACGAAGACTTTTAATTGGGAGGGGCAATCGTGTCTATTAGGAGATTTAGCTACGATTAGTTTCCCAAATGAGACCGATCCTTCTTTTTTTCCGATGGCTAAGACTTGTCTTACGGGACTCAATCAATCTGTATGGCAACAAGTGTTAAAGCAGAAGTGCGTAATTACATGGTGGGCATGGGTTCCTGATGGGGAATTTTCTCCTCAACCGAAGTGGATCAATTCAGATACTGACATGGTTTCTTGGGATGAGAATTTTATCTCGAAAAATCCTGCATATTACGCCACTTGGACTTGGCACCAAGACACAGGCCGTATGGATAAGGATTACTGGTACACCTACTGGTATAACGTAGGATTTGGGGCTTCGGCGTTTCATGATGGGAGTATTTCAACTGAGGCTTGTAAGTATCTTTTTATCGACTCGTCGGATGGTATAGTGATTAACTCGAACGGACTTATAGCTCGGAAAGTTGTATTTGAGGATTGGGGCATCAATAAGGCCACAAACACCTAAGTGTTGTTTTCGTATCAATAAACAAATATTTCATTATATATGCGTATATATAATGAGTTTTAACAAGTTTAAAAGGTATGACATGCGATGTCCAAAAGACTTAACCGAGCTGGGTTTCAAAGGGGTGCAACCCCTTTTTATGAAGACGGCAAACTCGCCAGCGCAAGCTTAATCACCCCGAGACTCGCCACATTATACTTGACAATCAGCGGCAGATTATTCTCCAAATACATCTCAATTTGGCTACACAAATTCGTACATTTAATAAAATAGCCGAGATTCTTCAGGGAGAATTCCCCTTGAATAATTTTACTCACATCTTGTTTCTGAATGAACTCCATATTACCGTCAGATTCAGCCCGCCTTATTTCCGCATGGGCGAAGCCGCCGGTACATTTGAAGATCAATTCTGCGCCTTCGGCAGTCGCAACTGACTTTATTTCAATCTTATCAGAGATACAAGAGAGATCACGAATGATTTTCTGAAAATCGGCCGAAGGCAAATTGATCACAGATGAAAACTTCACATCAGGTACATCGAGCTCTTCATTATCCGGCTCAATCAGACGCAACTTCTGAATCTTATGTTGTTTAATCTCTCCGTTCTCAAATTTTAAACCAAGAAATTGAACAATACCATCGGTATAGTCGGCTTCTTCGATGTAAATGGTGAGTGTATCATCATTATCTATCGTATTTATCAACTTGAACAAATGAAACATATTGACACCGATAATAATTTTATCCATCTTACAATCATAAAGTTCAAAGTTCTGTGCCTCCAAAGAGAGATGGGCCAAAATCGTATGTGATTTATCCATATTGATGATTTTAATACCTTCTTTTGTAAAGGTAATATTCGTCTCTAATAAAATATCTTTTAAAGCAGTCATTAATGTCCTGAAAGGTGCAATTTGAACTGTCTGAATGGTTAAGATATTTTTATTTGACATTATTATATACTACGTCTAAGGCAAATCTTTATATATATATTTTATAATTTATTATACTTCGATTCCTTTTGAACTATATAATCCTTTAACTTCCCTTTCATTTTTTCTTTCAAGAGAGATTTTCTTTTTATTCTCAATTTGTGCTGCAAGTGATCTCTCCTGTTCCGCCTTCCGTTTTACTTCTCGCTCCTCCTCTCCCTTTTTTTGTAATTCTTTTTGTGAAAAAGGAGCATACTTTAAGGTTATTTTAATTAAATTATTAAATTCTTCATCAGATAGTCGCTCTCTTATATCATTATAAATAATATTCTCTTCTTGATTCCAGTCTAAAGGGTGAATCACTTCTCTAAATGCATTTTTCTCTAGTGTACCAATATCACTTACATCTTTTACTTTTTTAGCATACTTTGCATAAGGAGCTAAATCTTTACATATTTTTTCAATATTTTGTATATTATTATACGCCTCTATAAGTTTTATACCCGTATTTTTAATGAAATCCCTCCGACTCGTAAGAGGATTAAGTACTGCAACATGATTACTATTCAATATATATAGAATTTTATGCAAAATATTAATATTCTTGAGAGTATTACCTTCTTCATATTTAAATGATGACAATTTCTTAACAGATTTTCTTCTTTTATAGGTGGATGAATCAAATCCACGAAACCTATTCTCCCATGATGATGAACCGCTTTTTTTTTTATTAGATGAATTTCCACCAGATTTATTCTTTTTTATACTTAATCTTCTTGCCCTTCTTATCCTTCTTTTTTTATACCGTTGCGTAACAGGCATTTGCAAAATATATAATACGTTGAGACTATAATATTTGTATTCTATAATATTTGTATACTATAATATTTGTATTCTATAATATTTGTATACTATAATATTTGTATTCTATAATATTTGTATACTATAAAATGTATAAATACGCACAACAATTATTCAATATACTCATTGTTTTAATTACCCTCATTAGTTTATACATGTTATCCCATAAGATATATTATAGAAAATATAATATGGTCTATTCATGGCATTTCCCGATGTTACTTGCCATATGTATTGAAACACTTATATAAATATATTAAAGCTATCATAAGTATTATACAAAATGGATTTAGTTACTACAACAATTGAACAAAATCTTCACAAGACAATAGATGAATTAATAATCAAACATAAAGACAATAATTATGTTTACGGTCGTTTAGTGAACTATATTGAAAATTTATTACCGGTAGCACTTGATAATGCAGTGGAATTGAATAAACAACGCGAAGCCCGCCGAAATATGTTGAGCGCTAATAAAGATGAATTTACAGCACGTTTTTTACAAAAAAATTATTATTATTATAGTCCATCGACTGAACTTTTTTTACATTATGACGGCCTACATTTTGTAATTAGAGACGAAGATGATATCTACCACCAAGTTCTTAGCATGATATCATCCGAAAAATGTCTAAGTGATTGGCGTAATAAAGTCAATAAGAATATTATCAAACGCATTAAAGAACGTTCACCGTTGAAAGCCATACCTGAATCAGAGACAATACAATTTGTTATCAATACTTTATGTCCGACTATTTTCAAAACCCGCAATCATGTGAAATACTTTTTGGCCATCGTAGGTGAATGTTTGTTAAAGAAAAAACCATTGGATGTAATTGATACGAGTTCGAATGCAATTATAAATGCAAATGACCTTCTCAGTCCAATATTTCAAGACATCATTTATATATTCCCGCCTGCCTTAAAAGAACTCATTAGAGAGATTGGTAATCAATGTTATACATTTTTTGGTGTTCCAAATATATTTACTAATATCAAGTTTAAATACTATGAGCATAATTATAATAATTGTCGATTAATTTCTATTGATCAAAAGAAAATAGAAATACCACCCATGTTAACAAAACATATGCTGGACTTTCTTTGTGTAGCAGCGCATTACCATGTGCGCTATGGTTCTGCTGATAATTTTTTACACAGATGTAACGATACACGAATAGTCGATCATGCGTTATTTCTCAGTAAAAACAATCAAGAAAGTATTGTAAATAAATTTATTGAAAAATCTTTGACACCGTCGCTCAACGCAGTCATTAATACAAAGAATATGCTATTTATCTGGAAGAAATTCTTAGATGAGCGGAATATACCGAATATTATTTTCTATGAAACCTTGAAAACCATTTTGAAGAAGAAATTGAATTATGATGAAACGAGTGATTGTTTTACAGGAATTACTAGTATACATTTACCTATTGTAACACTCTTCATGCGGTTTTGGGAGGAAACTATTGTTTTGACCAATCATGATACTGACACAATGCATGCAGATATTACAGATACATGCGAATTAGAGATAGATGAAATATGTGTTTTATTCAAACATTGGAGCAATAATCTTAAATCGATTAATGAAGGACTAGTAATAGAACTTATTCAACATTTTTACCCTGATATGGTAATTGAAAATAATAAATATATTTTACATGTCAATTGTAAATTATGGGATAAATATGCGGAAGTTGTTAATTCGCTAAACTTATTCAAAATACAGTATAACGATACGAATATGGATACAAATATGGATGATATAGATGTATACGCATTTTATTGCACACAACCATCTAAGAATAAATATAATTTATTAGTTAGTAAACGTTATTATGAAAAAACCGCGACGGATACTATTTTAAATGAAATAGATTTGGCATTTACCTAAATGAAAAATAATAATTTTTGTAAAAATGTTATTATTTTTTAATGCTTGCGACTATGATGTTTACGAGTGCTAGAACTCTTAATAAAACCGAATTTACCTTTCTTAGTCAAATACCCCGCTTTGACTAAACGTTTCTCTCGTTTAGCAGTAGTATGCTTTCGCTTAGAAACAATGCGACCATGTTTATTCATCATTAAATGCATTCTAGTTAAACCGCCCGGAGTTTGATGGGCGTTATGATGCCATACCGCCGCCCGAGAGCCTTCGAGTTTCTCGAATTTATGTCCATGAATATGGTACATGCCGTCAGCTGCCTTCATATGCTTTTTAACCATTTTATATATGTAGAAGAGAAAATATATATTTTTTTTCTCTAGAAATGAATAATTTATTCTAAAATATTCTATACTTAAAACGAATTTCTCGGTGGTGCTCCACTTCCACCTGGACCACCCGCATAATAGCCGAACGCATTTATGGTATTATAAACCATTATATTTCTACCATAATTTGGTCCTCTTCCGCGCATCAACTGAGAATAACGCATCGAATTAGTTATGCTAGAGTCTACAAAATTTCCGCCAAAAGGCATATTTTGTTTAAAGAGTACTTTTGGATAACATGGACATATAATAACTGGCGGAGGTGGAGGTGGCGGATCAATAACCCTTAAATTAGTAAAAAAAGGTATCAATGTATCTACTCCAGTCGCTCCATAATAATACCAAGCGGTGCTGTTAGAGTTATTATTAAATGTAGTTGTACCTAATGTCGGTATTATGAGACCATAAAAATAAACATTTGTTAAAATTGTACAATTTAAGAAGGCATCGGAACCGATGCTTGTGACACTATCCGGAATGATAATACCGGTTAATGCAGTACAGAAATTAAAAGTACCTTCGCCAATTGTTATTACACTATCCGGAATGATAATACTTGTCAGTTCATAACAAGCATAAAAAACATATTCACCAATTGTTGTCACAGTATCTGGAATGATGATATTATTTAAGGAGGTACAAGAATCAAATAAACCATCACTTAGAATAGTAAATAAAGGATTAGTTGGCAATGTTATACTAAGTAATGCAAAACATTCTAAAAATGCATTTGTACCAATACTTTGGACACTATCCGGAATAATAATACTTGTTAGTTCATAACAACCATAAAAAACATATTCGCCAATTGTTGTCACAGTATCTGGAATGATGATATTATTTAATAAAAAACAAGAATTAAATAAAAAAGAATTTAAACTTGTATAAAAAGGATTTGTTGGTAATGTTATACTGGTTAATACATAACAATTCGAAAATGCATGTGCGCCGATACTTGTAACACTATCCGGTATAATAATACTGATCAATGCTATGCAGCTATTAAACGCATAGGAACCAATAGTTAAAAGACCTGTGCCTAATGTTACTGAATTTAGTAATGAAAATCCTCCGAATGTATAATTTGGTATATCGGTAATACTATTGCCAATAGAAATTGTTTGTAGAGTGGAGATATAATCTGAAAAAATAAAACCTGTAAAGTCTGGTACACCGTTGCCGATAATGATGCTAGTTAATGCCGTACAACCTATAAATGCATTCGCACCAATACTGGTAACACTATCCGGAATAATAATACTAGTTAATGCAGTACATGAATCAAAAACACTTTCACCAATTGTTATTACACTATCAGGAATGATGATATTAGTTAAGGAGGTACACTCCATGAATAAATTATTACTTAGAATAGTAAATAAAGGATTAGTTGGCAATGTTACACTGGTTAAGGAGGTACAGGAAAAAAATGCATATGTGCCAATGCTTTGGACGCTATCCGGAATGGTGATATCACTTAATAAAGTACAGGCAAAGAATGCTTGATTACCAATTGTTGTCACGCTAGCTGGAATGATGATATTAGTTAGAGAGCCAGACATAGTTAATAAACTATCACTTAGAATAGTAAATAAAGGATTTGTTGGTAATGTTATACTAGTTAATGCAGTACAACCCGAAAATGCAGCACTACCAATACTTTGGACGCTATCCGGTATGATAATACTAGTTAATGCAGAACATATCTTGAATGCATTTGTTCCAATCGTTAAAAGACCTGTAGCTAATGTTACACTTGTTAATGCACTACAATTCGCAAATGCGCTGTCGTAAATAACTGTGACACTATCTGGAATGATTATACTTTGTAATGCACTGCAAAGATAAAATAAATAAGGATTTATAGAAGTATAAAAAGGGTTTGTTGGTAATGTTATACTTGATAATAAGTAACATCCCTCAAATGCATTGTTATCAATACCGGTAACACTATCTGGTATAATAATACTAGTTAATGCAGAGCATGTCTTAAATGCATTAAGACGAATAGTTACTACGCTATTCGGTATGATGATATCAGTGAGTGTCGTAAAATTGGCAAATGCACTATCACCAACACTAACGACAGTATAAGTATCTGTGTCAATCATAAAACTACTAACAATAACGAGTGAAGTAGATTCACCGGTATAACTAGTCGCTGATGCGGTAAAATCCGCTGGATTATAAGTATAAGTGACACCGTTTAAATTATAGGTGCTCATTGCTATATTAATTAATCGCATAAATATTATTCGATGTACCACTAATATAAATTGTCTTATTTGGACCAATCACTGGTGGTGCTAAACGGCCAGGACTACATACTTGTAATGCCCAATTAAATATAAAAGAGCCAGGACCATTATCCGTTATACAATGTAATATACCTGCATTTTTTGTATAATTCTGGTCATCTTTTGCTTTTAGCGAACTAAAAAATAATGTCCCACTAGCATCAACCACGACAGAAGAATAATAACAATTACTATCAGCATAATACCATTTACGTAAACCTGTTATACGATTTATGGCGTAAATATAACCGATCGTACTAAGGTAAAGAGTGTCACCATAAATAGCAACAGTATTATAGATCGGACCCACATGTGGTGAATAAAATTTAGATTGATCACCTTCATAATTGAATGTCCACAATAGACTTAGATCTGTTCCACTTAAATAATACAAGTCACCATTCATGTATGATCCATTTCCAATAATGACATTACCAGAGAGATCGACAGAAGGTGATGTATAAATTGGATGCACACCTGATGGGAGGTTTGCATTAAACGGTAAACAGGCTTGAAAGCCGGTTGCACTATCTACTGAATAAACATTACCGTCATTTGAACCGAAATAGAGATAACCGTTTGGTCCAATTGCGGGCGATGAACTAATAACTCCACCTGTCGGGAAAAAAACATTCAACCATTTTGGATAGCCCGCATAACCTGCATCTCTCAATGCATACACATTATTCCCTGCTCCAAAATAAATGGTACCACTACTCAAATCGATAATCGGAGAGGATTGAAGGGGATAACCGGCATTATAACTCCATTTAATACTACCATCATCAGAGTCAAGAGCAAAAAGATAACCTTCATTTGTTCCGACATATATTGTTCCATCTCTAGAAATAACAGGTGTAGTATAAATGGCATTTGGCGAATTTGCATATGAACTAGTTCTCGGATTAATGACTCGTTGCGCTTGCCATTTATTAGAGAAATTATTCGAATTTATTGCATAGACATAACCATCATTTGAACCGAGATAAAGAGTGCCATCATAACCGATCGAAATGGATGGCGAAACGAACCAATTACTTGAGACAAAACGTGTCGTCCGTTTAATAGCCGGTAAAGTTGTTATGCTCGGTCCATAATAACTACTTATATTAGTATGTTTTACATTTAACATGTACATGGGTACAATTGGAAGATTGGGCGGTGGTGGAGGTCCGATATTACCACTGAAATCATATATCGTATTACCTGTAAAAGCATAGATATTGTTTTTATTTCCAATAACTGGCATAGTTTGTATTGAAATATTGCCCTTCAAATTATTGTGGTCTACATTGTAACGCCAATTGAATCTGCGTTGAGGGCCATTAATCGAATATAAATAACTATCTGTACTGCCAAATAAAACATTATTACTGGTGTCAATTAATGGTGCTGAATTTCCTATACCAACTGGTGGAGTATAAGTGGGATATCGCCATTCTAAAATGCCATTAGAGCAATCGACTACATTTAAATAATTACCCGTAGTAAAATAAATATAATTATCATTACCTACAGCAATATTAGAAGAATAATTATCAATTATATCTAGTGGTGTAAACATAGCATCGCCATTACTTAAATCAAAGGCATATAGCTTATTGTTTGTAAGAGTAAAAAGCACTTCTGTTCCATTGATATAACCAATTGATAAGGACTTGTAAATATCTTGGATTTGCGGTTTAGACCAACGCTGTGTTGGTAGTTGTATTTTTTTTGTAGTAGGATTGAATGAGAGATCCAATGTATAAATAACGCCACTAGGATCTAATGTAGATGTCGCATAAGATAATTTATTATTAGAGAAATCAATTACGGGTGAATTCAAAACTTTACTGCCATCCGGTACAGAAGTATTAGTATTTAAATTGAAAGGCCAACGCCAACCATTGAGTCCTTCATAACCTCCATCGTTTATTGCATATATAATCCCTTGATCCGTTCCAAAATATATATTATTACTTGAATCTAATATTGGCGATGTAGATATATTTCCGTCAGTAGAAGACAAAATGGAATAATACCACTTTTGACTGCCGTAAGTTATATTGTCTATAACAGCATAAAGGCCTTGATTAGTATTGGCTAAATAAGAAGTGGATACATAAATTGTTCCGTCTATGTTCAATGCTGGTGTGAAATCTAAAAATGTCCCAAAATTATTGAACCATTTTAACTCTAATCTTGAACTATAAGCATATAGATAGCCGTCATTACCCACAAAATATATATTACCGGTCGGGCTAATGACCGGCGAACCAGCCAAAGATATCGTGGCGAAAGGTAACTGTGGCGTTCTAATAGATCGTAGATTCATCGAAATATCCAACAAGGGTTGATAAACAGGCGCTCTATAAATACTTCGAGCAGTATGTTGTGCATCTAGTGACAACATTTGTGCTGGAAATAGAGGAACACGCGGTATCACTTCATACCAAAAAATCGTAACGCTACCATTCCCACCATTCTGTCCAGGTGCACCTCCGGCTCCTCCAGCTCCTAATGAAAACAATGCAATAGGGCTGTTGATATAACTTCCACCTCCGCCTCCTCCACCGCTTTTTCCGCCAGCAGCACCACCAAATCCGGCTCCACCACCCCCTCCAGCAAAAGTCCCACCACTACCGCCGCCACCTCCGTAATAAAAATAGACTCCACTAGCATCCTCATAATCATTACCATTTACACCGCCACTAGGACCACCCAGTCCAGCATTACCAGATAATTCCGTATTACCACCTTGACCACCGCCAATGCCACTACCTACTGAACCAATGCTGCTCGAAACAGAATTATTATTGATAAGAGTTCCAATATTACCGCTGGGAGCACCATTTGCACCTATAGAAGTTCCTGCACCTCCACCCCCTCCGGCAATAATTTTGATGATTTGATTATAAGAAGGATCACTATAAAAAACAGTGGTCATCCCCCCACCGCCAGCACTACTATTTGCATTTAAAGTAGTACCATCCCCTCCATTACTGAAATTATCAAATGAAAGATCAGTATAACTCCCGATACTTTTTCCTCCAGTTTGTATAGGCGGAGCTTTTCCCCCTTCGCCGACATTTATGGTAACATTATAACTTATATCTGCTTGTAAAAAATTAAAAATACCCAGAGTATAGGCTCCGCCGCCACCACTAGCTCCGGAACTACCAGCTCCTCCGGCGCCATTCACATAAAAAAAGACATTCCCTACATTAATTGGTTTGGTCCATATTTGACTCGTGCCTGTATAAGCAAAATTAGCACTAAAATCAAACGACATATATAATCTAAATGCATTTTTTAATTATGAATTTTAATGTATTATAATAAAAAATTGAAAAAGGATTTATACACAATTTATATAATATTATAAACAATAACTAACATGGCGACTACTACTAGTATTAAAGCTGCATCTGGTTCTGCATCTGGTTCTGCATCTGCGAAGAAGAATAGCAAGGCTTCTGCAGCAGCTGCATTAAATACAGAAGATGAGCAATTAGCGCAAAAGTATCAGAAGAAAACCGATAAGCAACACGTACTTGATACTCCGGATACTTATACTGGTTCAATGACGATGACTGATTATGATACATTCGTTTTCAGTGGCGGCGAAGAACAGGTAATACAAGCTAAACAAATTACTATCGTACCTGGTCTCTATAAAATCGTAGATGAAGCCGCCGTCAACACTCGTGATCAAGCTGTGCGTCTGAAGGATTTAATTGACAAAGGGATAGAAGGCATCTTACCTGTTACCGAAATTGATATTTGCATCGATGAAAAAGAAGGTCTTATTACCATGTATAATAACGGCAATGGCATTGATGTAGCGAAACATCCGTCCGAAGATGTGTGGATTCCCGAGCTTATTTTCGGTCATTTACGAACGTCGACCAATTACGATAAGGATCAGAAAAAAACGACTGGCGGGAAGAATGGTTTTGGCATTAAATTAGCCTTTATTTGGTCGACTTGGGGGAAAGTAGAAACGGTTGATCATATCAGAGGCTTGAAATATGTCCAAGAATTTGAAGATAATTTGAACATCATTAAACCACCGGTCATTAGCAAGTGTGCGAAAAAGCCTTATACAATTGTCTCGTTCAAACCTGATTATAAACGTATGGGTCTCGCCGGTTTAACGCCAGATATGCTTGCCCTGCTTAAACGTCGTGTCTATGATTTGGCTGCAGTGACGGATAAAACTGTCAAAGTCAAATATAACAGCGAACTAGTACCCGTGAAAAATTTCCTTCAATATGTAGATTTGTATATTGGTAACAAAGCCACTACAGATCGAGTCCACGAGGAAGCTACTGAACGCTGGGAGTATGTCGTTTGTTTAGCCCCAAAAGAAGAATTTACCCAAGTGTCGTTTGTAAATGGTATTTATACTGGTAAAGGTGGTAAACATGTGGATTATATCTTGAATCAAATTGTGCGAAAGATGACGGCCTTTATCAAATTAAAGAAAAAGATGGACGTAAAGCCTAACACCATAAAGGAACAAATCTGTCTCTTTGTACGCTGTGTTATTGATAACCCGGCTTTTGATAGTCAGACCAAAGATTATATGAATACACCTGTCGCTGATTTCGGCTCCAGTTGTGAAGTCAGTGATAAGTTTATTGAAAAGGCCGCTAAACTCGGTATTATGGATGCAGCGTGTGCCTTGACTGATGTGAAAACGAGTAAAACAATTAAAAAACAAGACGGAACAAAAACCAAATCTGTACGGGGTATACCAAAACTCGTGGATGCCAATGACGCCGGAGGTGCCAATAGTGCCAACTGTATCTTGATACTGTGTGAAGGAGATTCAGCCAAAGCCGGTATTATGAGCGGCCTCTCCACCACCGACCGTAATACGATTGGAGTTTACCCCTTGCGTGGAAAGCTCTTCAATGTGCGCGGTGAAACTGCCAAACGCATATCAGAAGTGAAAGAAATTCACGAAATTAAACAAATTGTTGGCTTAGAAGCCGGTAAAAAATATACAGCGGAGGAAGCAAAATCACGCTTACGTTATGGTAAAATTGTCTTAATGACTGACCAAGATTTAGACGGTAGCCATATTAAAGGCTTATGTATTAACTTTGTCCATTGGGAATGGGAATCATTACTCGCTATTCCAGGTTTTATTGGGTTTATGAATACACCCATCATCAAAGCTAGAAAAGGTGCACAGCAAGAACTGCTCTTCTATAACGACGGCGAATACGCTTTATGGAAAGAGGCTAACGCCCAAACCCTAAAAGGCTGGACCTTCAAATATTACAAAGGGTTAGGTACCAGCACTGGTAAAGAATTCAAGGAATATTTTGCTAATAAAAAAATAGTTAATTTTGTTAGCACTGGAGACAAAAGCCATGACGCAATTGATAAAGTCTTTAATAAAAAACGCGCGAGTGACCGAAAAGAATGGTTAGAGCAATATGACCGCACGCTTTATCTTGACACGAATCGTTCAGATGTCCCTTATGAAGAGTTTATTGCTGAAGAGATGATTCATTTCTCAAAATACGATTGTGAACGCTCTATTCCCAACGGGATAGATGGTTTCAAGACGAGTCAACGGAAAATCATGTATACCTGCCTAGAGCGGAAATTGACACAAGAAGTTAAGGTCGCACAGCTCGGCGGGGCGGTCTCGGAAAAAAGTCGTTACCATCATGGCGAACAAAGTCTATACGGAGCTATTGTGAATATGGCCCAGACGTTTGTTGGTTCGAATAATATTAATCTCTTGGAACCGAATGGGCAATTTGGTACTCGTCTACAAGGCGGTGATGATGCGGCTTCGGAAAGATATATTTGCACTCAGTTGAATTCACTGACCCGTTTAATCTTTCCCGAAGCTGATGACGCTATTCTCACTTACTTGGAAGATGATGGTACACCGGTTGAACCGATGTTTTATGTACCGATTATTCCGATGCAATTAGTGAATGGTGGAAAAGGTATTGGTACAGGTTTCAGCACAGACATCATGAACTATAATCCACTTACACTTATAGACTATATGATTGGTAAATTAACTGCTGCGCATGCACCGGCTTCGCATGCACCGGCTTCGCATGCACTTGGATCTGCTGTATCTGCTGCGCATGCGCTTGGATCTGCTGCGCTTGGATCTGCTGCGCTTGGATCTGCTGCGCTTGTACCTTACTACGAAGGCTTCAAAGGCACGATTACTCCCTTATCAGAGAGTAAGTATTTGATTAAAGGGGTCTATGAAATCTTATCGGATAAACAAGTGCGAATAACCGAACTACCTATTGGTACTTGGACCGACGATTATAAAAAATATATCGAAGATTTAATTGATGCCAAGCCACCAACTACAGCATCAGAATCAGATGATAAAAAGAGCAAAGCTAAGAAGGTAAAAAATATCAATCAAGTAAAAGATTATATCGATATGAGCACAGATACAACAGTCGATATTACTGTAACATTTGCACCAGGTATTGTTTCAAGTTTAAGTGCGGAAATAACCGATAATGATTGTACTGCTCTAGAAAAATTATTAAAATTGTATACAACACGCACTACTACCAATATGCATGTGTTTGATGAAACAGAAAAATTAATTAAAGTGGATAAAGTAGAGGATCTTATTGAGAAATACGCACAAGTCCGTTTAGCTTATTATGTTAAACGGAAAGCTCATCAAGTCGTGCAACTCGAAAAAGAATCGTGTGTTTTATCGAACAAGGCCCGCTTTATTACGGAACTATTGGATGATACGCTCGACTTGAGAAAAAAGAAAACGGCTGAAGTATCGGCTATTTTAAAAAAAAGAAATTATACGGTGATAGAAGATGACACCGATTATAAATATCTGGTACGCTTGCCTATGGATAGCGTAACAGAAGAAAATATAGCAAAAATTATTAGTGAACGGGACCGAAAATTAAGTGAATTAGCTACATTAAAAGGGACAACAGAAAAACAAATCTGGCTTAATGAGCTGAATGTATTACGAAAAGAATATACAAGATTATTAGAAAAAGCTAAATTAGAAATTACAACAACGACAAAGAGTAAGGACAAAACAAGCAGTGTAAAAAAGCCAAAGGCAGTGAAAACTAAAGCTTAAGATATATAAGGATTAAGCATATATATACGAATTAAAACCATTTTTTTAATTCGAGCTGTTTATCATTGCTATAGGATAATATAGGCATAGCTATCGGTGTCCACATGGTGCTGGCATCTCTCTTATATTTCATATAACCATCGGCTTCGCCATACACTTGATTGATCGCGTAATCAAATACATTTTTATTTAAATCATTGATTTGCTGAGGAATATTATCCGGTAAATTTTTCGAATATTGTAAAAAAATACTGCGCATAATAATCTGTAATTCATCGGGGTTTTGCTCACCAATGACATATTGCTTATTAGATTTATTATAGACACCTGAGCGAATACCGTTTTGAACAATTTGGATATTTTTTACACTAAAAAAAGCATTAGATAATTGCGTATCATACCAATTGCCTGACATGGCATCTCTAAACGAGTATTTAGTGCTATTTATAGGAATACGGTCAGACAATGCAAACTGGTTATCAATATTAGGACCTAAAATATTTACTCTACCGTTGCTGCTCATATATATAAAACTAGCAGAAAAATTATTTTAGCAATTTATCCAAATATACAATAAGTTAACAAAAATATATATTATGTAAACATAGTATATATGGCTTCTTTTCAACATATCGTAACGATTACTGCTATAACGATATTAATTATATCATTGTGTTTTATTGGTATGGCACTTCATCGTCAAAAATATAAGGCAGATTTTCCTCCTGTTATTGCTAATTGTCCTGATTATTGGCTAGACAGTTCAGGAAATGGTGCAATGTGTATAATGGACTCTAAAAATCCTATCGGTACATGTACCGGGCCTATGGATTTCACAAAATCACAATGGGCTGGTCAAGCGGGCGCGTGTAGTAAATATAAATGGGCTCAAAGTTGTAATTTGTCATGGGACGGTATTACAAATAATGTAAATTTGTGCGGTAATAGTTAAATATGTATAAATATGTATATGTATATGTATAAATAAGTATAAATATATATAAACACATTAATATATTGTTTAAGTAAATGCAATGTATTAATTATAATACGATTCTAAATAGAGAATCAGTATCCTTTTCAATAAAAAATATATTAAATCAATTTGAAAAAAATAAACATAATTATTCATTTAAACGCGGTATCTATATTTACGGTGCTCCAGGCAGTGGTAAAACCGAATTTATTGTGAATTTATTAAAAGAATTAAACTATGATATTATCAAATATGATGCAGGTGATATTCGAAATAAAACAATCATTGATACTATTACCAAGAATAATATGTCCGATAAAAGCGTCATGAGTTTATTACAGAAGAAATCTAAACCTATTGCGATTATTATGGATGAAATTGATGGTATGAATAATGGTGATAAAGGTGGTATAAATTCTTTAATAAAAATTATTCGGCCCAAGAAAACACGGAAACAAAAATTAGAGGATTTATCTTTCAGTCCAATCATCTGCATTAGCAGTTATCATGTAGACAAAAAAATAAAAGAGTTGATGAAAGTCTGTAACATATTTGAATTGAAAAGTCCACTACCTGAGCAAATTGAAAAATTACTCAAAATATCTATGCCGGCTTTAGATAATATTGTTATTAAAAATATGATTAATTATTTACAAGGCGATTTACGTAAATTATCGTCTATCAATAATATTTATCACAAACATCAGAATATTTTGAAAAATGAAATAATACAAAACATCTTTAAACCGAAAGCCTACAATGAGGACACTAAAGATATTACACAGAAACTGTTCAATTCGTCTTCATCTATTTTGGATCATATTAATATGATGAATGATACGGATAGAACCATCGTAGGTCTTTTATGGCACGAGAATATAATAGATATCATTGGTAAGGAGACCAAAGCTGTTTCGGTTCCTCTCTATACGAAAATACTAGATAAAATATGTTTTGCAGATTATATTGACCGCATTACATTCCAAAAACAAATATGGCAATTTAATGAGATGAGTTCATTGATGAAAACGTTTCATTGTAATAAAATATATCATGATACGATACATACACATGAAGAATCGCAGGCACATCAAGCATCGCAGGCACAAGCATCGCAGGCACAAGCATCGCAGGCACAAGCATCGTCGATAAAAAACCCCGATATTCGTTTTACCAAAGTCCTTACTAAATACAGTACGGAATATAATAATTCATTGTTTATTCAAGACTTGTGTCAAAAACTATCTCTAGATAAAAAAGATACCTTTTCCTTTTTTTTAGATCTCCGCTTGAAACATGGCGATGAAGAAATCTATACGATGTTTGAATCTTATGATATTAACAAATTGGATATTAATCGGATTTACAGATACTTGGATAAGTATACGAATAAAGATTGTAAAGTAGGCGGCGATGATACAACCGTAATTGATGGCGATAATTATGCCGATGAAATGGCTGCGGAGGGAGTAGGCGAGGAGTACTAGATTAGGGGCTCTGCCCCTACGACCCCATATTAAAGGGGCTCTGCCCGCCAGCTACGCAAGCCTACAATAATGTCTTGT